CTTGCAACAGCTTGACCTAAAGTGTTTGCAGCTAATGCTGACACATCACCGAAAACAGTAGTACCTCCATTACCATCAGACTCAACAACAAGTTTTATAGTAACTCTGTTGTCGTTCTGTTGCATGATTGTTGGTCCTGTAACTGTATCAGCCATTTTTTACTCCTATCTCTCAACTATAGCACTTACGTAATCTACTGTTAATGACTTAGCTGCTGCCGCTCCTGCTTGAATTGCAAGTGTTACAGTCAACTCCTCATTGTCTGGTAAATTAGTATTAGCTACTTTAACTGGAGTAGCATTATTTATTGAATAATAAATAGCAGATCTATCAGGATCTATAAAAAATGAAGCAGTAACAAAAGTATCATCTACCATAGTATGTATTCCAGCGTCTTCTGTTTCAGTAGAATCTTTTTCTACAACAAAATCAAGATTTGTATCGCCATCATCTTTACCGAAAAATACTCCATCACTCACGCCATCAATCGCAGTTGTATCTGTGATTGTTAAGCCTAAAAGCATGTCAGATTGCGTTGCATCACTTAGTTTAAATCTTGCAGAGAAGTAAGCTTTTTTACTTGTGCTTAATTTAAACGCTTCGCCTTTCAGTTGTAACTCCTCTGAATCGTTATCAGCATCGTTAGTTGTAATCAATAAAGCACCTCCAGCCGAGCTGGTAGCTTGTATAACTTCACCTGAGTCTCCGCCAGCATCTGTTGATGTAATCGTCCAGTCTGTTGCAGTATATGTCATGAAGTCATTAAAATATCCGTAGAATGTTTGATCTGACGGATATGGCATGAACATTGGTTGATTCTTTTTCTGCTCTGTAACATCAGTGTTACCAGCCCATAGAATCATGTTCTGAAAATGTGGGTTAGCCATATAGCCTCCTTGGTTGTATAGCCCTTTGTCATGCAGTCTCTATACACGTCTGCCTAGCCAGTGTGCACGACTATGTTAATCTAGGATACTTGAGAATAGTATAAATAAAAAAAGGCGCTCTTACAAGCGCCTTCTTCCTTGGGAGGATCCAATTAAATTTTATGAACCTTGTGATCCATAAACACATCTAGGATCTGAAAATCCAAAGCTGTATCTCTCACGTGCTTTGTATCTCATATTTCCTGTGTCAAAGTCACCTTCCATACCAGTTGTAAGTGGTGCTCTAACAAAGTGTTTAAATCCATTAGTGCCATCAGTTTTAATGAAATATGCATCAGTATCTGAAAGATAATGGTTAATTGTATAACCATCTGGTAACATACCCATGTTTCTGAGTGCATTGATGTCATTGTCAGATGTACCAACTCTGAGGGTAGAATTTAAAATTCTATCAGCTACAAATTGGATGTTTACTGGGATGATTAATTTTCTTCCCTGCATCGCAACTTTTAGACCTCTTTCATCAATAAATGCTGCAATATCAATCATTGCTTGCTCTAATGAGGTTTCGTTCAAGTCAGCATCAGTTGAACTTCTGTTTGAGAAAGTTTCGTACAAGTTATCCTCGACTGCTTCCTCAGTTAAACTAAATGCTAATGCAACAGTTTCGTGAGAATATCTAGCTGTAAAAGATTCTTGTGCAGTATCAAACTGTACAGCTGAACCTTCTTGTTTTACAGCAGCTTCGCCGAATCCAACTAACATTACTTCTTCTTCAAAAGCTCTGTCACTTGTTTCTTGGTCAAATATTTCTGCATGCTCGTTCTCATAACGGGCATACTCCATTCCGAACAGGGCGTTTAGGCCAGGTTCTAGCTCTTTCGCAAGTTGCGCTCTATTAATCGCCATAATACTCTCCTATAGTCCTGCAGTTCCAGTACCACCACTCATATCATGGTTATTAATTTTCACGACAAAAACAGAGTTATTCGCAGTTGCGTCATTACTCGGAACGTCATAAAAATCAATCAACTTCACCTGAAGTGCAGCAGTAGTATTTTTAGAACTTGAATCAATTTCTACACCAGAAATACCCGTAGTGGTAGAACCAGCACCAAAAACTAGATCACAGTTTTGGTTTAAATCAGCAGCAACTAGACTGCTCACAGCTGAGTCTTGCTGAGCAATATATAATTGATCAGGGTCATCAGCTACAAATGCTATCGCATCAGAAGCAGCAGTTCCGTTAGGGAACGTGTTATTAAATCTAGGCTTGCTTGTGGATGGATCTGTATAGAAACATCCCATAAATACTCCTCTAATTGGGTCGCCAGCAGTTGCTACGACGATTGAACCGTCGGCAGCTGGTTTAACTGGATCACCAGTAAAAATTCCGCCTGCGCCACTTGTTATAGAGTATTTAGTAGTACCTGTTGTTCCGCCAGGGGCAGAACCAACTTTGGCTATCGGTCTAAGACCGAAAGCTTGATCTATGTTAGCCATAGTAGTCTCCTAAATATTTTTAGAGACATAATGATCTTACTTATTAAGATTTTTTGCCCCCAAAAGTTACTCTGCTCTGCCTCTCTTGGGAGATTGGCATCGCTGGGTGCTCGTCTTTGTGTAGATCAGCTTCTATTGCTTTTGTCTTGTCGTTTGTAAGATCACGGAAATATTGATCCCGATCCTCTTTTACTTCAACAGGACATCTCATTAGAAGAAGTCCGCCTGTACCTATAACGCCTTTGTATTTACCATCTTCAATGTGTGGTAAATCCATTCTGTCTGGATATTCATCTGCTCTCACAAGTTCGTATCCGCTTCTGATCCTTCCGATGACATTTTTTTCATCTTGTTGACCACGATATTCAGACCTTACCCACCTGTGGTGAAAACCTTCTGGTGGTTCTGGTGCGTCTAAGTTTGATGGAGGAACCCATCCCCTCTTTCGAGTCACCTTTTCACGGGTTTCTGTTTTGCGTGAAAGGTTTTTTATTCCTTTTGTAGTCATATTACGCCTCCTTCACGTGTTTTGCGTACTCTTCAAGTGGCACACCAAGTTTTTTTGCAATTGCTACCTGTGAGGGTGTGAGTTTCACAGTGCGGCGGCCTGATGCCGTTTTTCGTACAGCCGAAGCAACTTTTTGCGTTGGCTTACTTTGATCCTCAAATTTTTGAGGAAACTCTTTTCGGATTCTCCGATCTATTTCATTATAATACTCATCAGTCGAAACGTCAAATCCTTCGTTAACTATTTCGTCATGTAAATCCATCGCAGTATAAGTCATAGCTTTGTCAGTTCCAAACCACTTATTGCCCTCTGCCCATTCCTGAGCTCTAGGATCTGGTTGAGCCTGAGTTCTCTGATTAGGAGTATCAATAGCTTGTTCAACTGTAGGCTCTTGTTTTTGAGCTTCTTGTTGTTCTAATCTATTTTTTCTTATTCTAAGTCTCTCTTTTTCTATGGCTAATTGTGCCATTTTTTGTTGAGCTTCAACTTGTTTTTCAACATCACCTTGTTCCATAGCTTGTTTCAAAGCTGTGTTTAAAAGTGTTTCTGTGGAAGCCACAGTTGCTTCATCGGACGTAACTCTTTCACGTGAAGAGGCAACAGTTGTAGCCTGTAAATTTTTATTCTCTTCTTGAATTTTTTTTGCATAATCAATTGCAGCTTGTTCACGTCTTTCAGCCTCTCGCATTTTACGAGTAAGTTTATCAATACGTCTTTTTACAGATTGAGAATACTCTTCTAATTCTTCTTCTTTTTTTGTTTCTTCTACTTTTACAGGTTCTTCTTCTACCTGTATTTCTTCTTTAAGGGCTTCTTTATTTTCTTTATTTTCTTTATTTTCATCAAGAGTTATTTCGACAGAATCACCCGAGGTATCTATCGGCACCATTTTATCTTGCTCTGATTGCACTTGCGGCTGCATAGACTTCTCCATGTTTATAATATGTTAGCTGGCAAAATATCTCGAGGATCGTCAATGACAGCCAGTATTTCATCGTCATTAATAATCCTTAACTCACCACCATCAATTCTAATTCTAGAACCTGCGTAACGAGTAATCAATACCCAATCATCCTCTTTACACCAAGGACCAGTGGGAAACTTATCTTTGTCTTTGTAAGCATCGGAGCCTACTTTTAAAACTTTACAAATATTTGTTGTTAATTGTGACTCTGTAACAGTGTCGTCAGTAAGTATAATACCTGATTTAGTTTTACTATCTAATTTTAAAGGAAACAAAACAATTCTGTATCCAGAGGGATTTGGAACTTTCTCTAATTCTTTTTTTTGTTTTTCTACAGCTTTGCCATCCCATATGTGTTTTGGCATAATTATTTTACTTGCCGTTTTAGTCATCATCTAGCTCCGTTTTCTTAAGCAGGTCCGTGAGTTCCTGAACTTCTTGTGTTAATGCAGCTAATTTACCAGTCAGATACCTATAATCTGACCAATCTTTAGCCATCCCACTTAATATAGACTGTTTTATCTGTTCTTGTCTAGCAATTAAATCTTTTTTGTATGCGGTGAAAAAGTTTTCAAATCTCATACAACTTTTGTGTGACTAGTCATTAGATTAAAAGAAACTGCTACCCTAGGATTTTTCCCAAGATATGGATTTGTAGAGTGCAACATCATACCTGGAAATAGATATAAACTATTTGGTATCATATTTTCAGCGTGATCCATTTCAGGAAAATTTATTTGTGCTGCATTTTTATCAGTATCTATACAAAAAACACCTGACCAATTAGCTCCCATATGATTATGAACTAACGTCCTTTGACCTTTGTTAAATTTCATTCCCCAAAGTTCATAAAAATAAAATTTTGGCACATCAATATGAGGTGTTCTCAACACTAAAGCAGCATTAAAAAAACTAAGCACTGTTTTTTTAAAGGTGTCATAAATAGGATCATCTACCATTTTTTCATAAGCAGTCATGTTTGCTTTAACGTTTGTAGAGTGTTTCATAGTATCTTTTTCAGTTAACTCTAAAGTTCTTTCTTTAAGAGTTTTTAAATAATCATCTTCCAAAATATTATAAAAAATATTAACTGCGTAATGACCCAGGTAAGAATGTTGAACTACTTTAGTATCAAATTTTAGCTGCATGATTTCATAAGGTCAGCCAATTTTTTACAACGATTTGGAGTTTGTTTATTCCATCTCGAGTCGAGCATCTCGTAACTCGCACCTATAAAATTGCTTTCCTGCAGGGCTCTCCACATATTTTTAAACTTGGACACCCCTGACTGTCCAAGTTGGAAACACATCTCCGTTAAGACGTGCTGTGCTGTTTCTGGTAAATCGTCAATATTATTTTGTGACATTAATTGTTTAGCTTGAGCTATTGCCCTGCTTAAATCTTTATCAAATACTGCTTGTAATTCTTCTTCGGTGTATTCTTTATCAGCAACGAAATTATCTGCGGGGACAACTTTGTGACCCCACCCAATTGTATCGAATCCTTCGGTATCTTGATAAATTTTATTTCTAAAACCTTCACTTAATTTTACAGAATTAGATAATGCTTCGTAACTCATTTAACAAGTTGAATAATCTATGACTAATTTAAAAGTTCCTGTTTGACCATCATTACCTGTAACAGTTATTTTAATATCAGTTTCATCAAAAAAATTTGTTGTAACTTTTTTGAA